GTGGCCGACGTGTCGAAGCCATAATCCACAGACCCGTCACTGTCCTTGAGGATGGCAAAGCAGTGATAGGTCGTGTCGGTGATGGCCGCAGCGCTCATCCTGCCGCCTGCATTGGTTCCAACCGCCCACGCTGCGTCGAGCCGCTTTGTCAGCGCTGAACCGACGAGAAACCGCGCGCCGGTCGAATCCGCACATGAGCCCGCCGCGAAATCAATGTCATTCGTGGCATCGCTGCCATTGTTGGCGAGCGTCATGCCATAGAGGAAACCCTTGAGAGCGCCGATGCTCGCCAGGTTGGACGGCGCTAGAGCTGCATAGAGGGGCATTAGGTCAGCTCCGTCACACGCGCGGAGCCCGCGCCATCAGCCGCCCACAGGCCCGTCAGGATGCCCGTGAAGCCGTATGGCGTCTCGTAATAGCCGCCCGATGGGACCAGCACCGTGTAGACCGTGGCGCTCACCGTGCCTGCGCCAAGCAGCAGATAGAGGGCATTGGCGTCGTCGTTGTAGACCGTCGCGCCGTAGCGGGCCGAGTTCGCCGCAAGGATGGTGATGGCCGTGGCCTGCGAGGCAACCGACGTGGTGGCGCCGGTGTTTGCCGCGCCATCGCCTGACGGGTTGGAGCCTGCGCCGCCGCCTGGTGTGACCGCGTTGCCCGTTACGGGGTCCACCAACACAACGGGGTTTGCATACCCGCCAGTCGCGAGAGGGAAATTAACTGCCATAAATCACCTTCCGAAATCACGCCGCCATCAGCAGCAGGATCGCCTCGTCTTCATCTTCCTGTTCCTGCGCAGCGCGGGCTTCAGCCTCGGCGCGTTGCCGGTCGTATTGCTCGAGCGCCGCGACAATCGCGGCCTGCGTCCGTGCGAAGCCAGCTTCCTGACGCGCGATGATTTGCTGCGCTGCCAGCGGCGGAATGGCCGGCCGTGGTGTCGGCGGTTGCCAATCGTCTCCAAAATCCTTGGAGACGGGCTCGGGCTGCTTCTTCTTGCGCTTCTTGTAGTAATAGGGGTCAACGCCGCCTTGCGAGCGGGTCTGAACCTCCTGTTCCGGCGCCGCGCCCTCAATCGTTCCGTCAGATGTCAGCGTAACATCGCTCAGCGTGACGCTCAGCGCCCCTTTGAGCGCAAGCGTTCCAGCCGATGAAAGCGTCAGTGCGGCGAGTGTCGTCGCCTCTGTGCCCGCAATGCCAAGCGCGCCGGATGAGCTTAGCGTCAGCGCGTCCAGCGTGACGGACAGCGATCCGGATATACCCGAAGACGGGGCGGTCCCTTCCGAGATCAGCGTGAGATTTTCGAGTGTGACGCCGAGCGCGCCATACAAGTTGGCCGGCAGCAGCCGCACATCGTTCTGTGCGGCATCGCTCGGAACCGTAAATAGCCGAACGTCACTCACGGATAGACAGCCGTCAGGGTGTTTACGCTCGTTCCAGCCACGTCAGGCGATCCGGCTTTGTAGGCGCGAACGAAATAGGTCTGCGAATTGCCGCTCAGGGTGAACCTGTAGTTGCCCGATCCGTCTGACACCGTGGATGCAACAAGCGTGTCCTCGGAGTTCAGGAACAGGTCCACCACGCAATCACCCAGCGCTACCCCTGCGCTGTCCCGCGTCACGCCAGACAGCGAGAACGTGCCTATAAACGTCGGCTTTTTTAGTAGCGGCGTCGAGAACAGCGAATGCCCGATGCCGCCCATAGGAACGCGGCGCGGGCCTAATTCAATGTATTCCATCCCCCCATTCGCGCCTAGTGTGGTCAGGCCCGTGTTGGTCATCGGACACATGTTCGCGCCAAATCGCGTCATCTGACGCGGTCGCTGCGTGAGTGAGCCGATGCGGGGCATGACCTAGTTGAGGTCCTCAATCATGAACTGGTGACAGGTGATTGAGTTCGCCGCGTTGGCTACCGACCACGTCGCGAACAGGTCCACGAGCTGCGCTGCGGTGCTGTCGAAGCCGGTGCCGACAGCCGGGGCCGCGTTGTATGGCAACACGTGCTCACCCGCGCCGCCCGCTGTCGGGGCTGGCGATCCGATAACCGCGTGGCTGATCCACATGCCCTGACCCAGAATGTTGGCAGTCGTGGTCGCACCAACAGCGCGAACGGTCATCATTGCATCGTATATCCAGCCGACGTTGGTCTGCGCCGTTGTGTTCAATGTCATCGCGCCTGACGAAAACACGTTAACCGAACCCAGGCGAAAATCGAGCGTCAGCGTTCCCGGCGTCGTGACAACCGTGCTGATCCTGCCCGACGCACGAACGCGGAACATCTTGCCCGCAAACAGGTAGTTCGCCGGAAGTGTCGGCTTGGCAATAACCGGCAGGATTGACGTTGCTGTCGTGGTGTTGGTGAGCGCCGAGCCGTCCCCAATCGAGTTGAGAAGGGTTGCGATATAGCCCTGTTGCATGACTTAGTTCCCGTCCGTCAGCGTGAATGATGTTACCGTGAATGCTTGCCCGGCTGTCCATGACGTGCTGTCAACTGTCATGTCGCCGCCGCCCGCTGTCAGCGTGACCGTGCCCTGCATGTGCTGCGTGGTGCCGTCTGAGGCATAGAGCCTGAAATGCTCTGGCGTGCCGGAGTTGTCTGCGCTTGCGTCCGTCCATGAACCAGACAGCGCCTTGGTGCCTCCCGAAGCTGCCGCCATCCAGTCGGACGGAAGCGAGAGCGTTGCCAGGACCGTACCACTGTCAGCATCCGTGATGTTCGTTGGCGCGGCGCCCGTGCGGATTTTCAGGACCGCTGCCGTGCCGATTGCCGTCTCAATCGCATCGAGGCGCGCGTTCTTGACCGCGATGGAAAGCTTGATTGCCATTACTCAGTTCCTACCACGCGACCAGTCTGCGGATCACGGACAACGCGCTTGGGTTTGGACTGCGCATCGGCAAGAGCCCGCATCCCATCGCCCAGCCCTGCAAGCGATGACGACAGGCCAGACATCACTTCGGCCATGTTGACGCCAGAAACGTCCTCACCTTCGGAAACCTCAAAGCCCTGCGAACGCAACGCCTCACGCTTTGCGCGGTTGTCTTCCGCTATCGACTGCTTGTCGGCCATGCGCTCGGTCAGCGCGGAACGCTCGCGCTCCATCTCGACGTTCGCCGCCAGTTCCTGCTGCTTCAGCCCAAGCTCGGCGCGCTTCAGGTCCAGCTCGGCCAGCTTGAATTGCAGCTCCTGCTGCTTGATCTGTAGTTCCTGCGCCTTGATAGCCGTCTCGCCCTGCGCCTTGACCTGTTCGGCCGTCATCCGCTCGCGCTCTAGCTCAATGTTGGATTGCGCAAGGGCGCCCTCGTTCTGCGCCTTCGCCATGTTCAGCGCGGCGGAGCTTTCCTTTGTCGCAATCTCGGCCATTGCAGCGCGTTCCTGCATCTGCGCCTGCTTCTGCGCCATCGCCTGCGCCTCGGGGCTCTGCTCGCCCCCGCCAGACAACAGCTCCGTCATCTTCTTCTTGCGCTGCGCCGGCAGGCTGCTCGCCTCGATCAGCGCCAGCGCGTAAGGTGGAGGCAGCGCGGCCAGTTGCGGCATGATCTGCGCCAATTGCTCGAATTCCTCGGACTGCAACGTCACCGTGTCAGGGCCAGTCTCGAGGATCACGTCCACATCCATCTGCGCGACAGCGTTCTGCACCATCGGTTGACCCGTCATCGGGTCTACCTGCACCTGGTTCAGCCCGATGAACTGCGTGGCCTGCTCATCGTCCGTGATGCGCACCCACTTCGGGGCCTTCCAGAACTGCTTGATGCGCGCCCATGTGGCCCGGTAGACGCGCAACTTGAAATCATTGAACCGGTCATATAGCGGCGCGAGCTCGGCAAGCCCTGCCTGCTGCTGGGCGATGATGGCGCGGCCGCTTTCGCCTTCGGTGCCCTTGCCTTGCAAGGCGTTGTTCGGCCCGAGAAGGTCAATCTCGGCTTTCGCCTCCTGCAACATATTGAGGTTGCCGGTCGTCTCCTGCGCCGTGTCCAGCACCTGCACAGCTTGCGGGTCTACAACCTCGACCCAGCCATCAGGGCGGGCAATCTCGCGCTTGGCCTGGCCGACATCGGCAACCGCGCCCTGTTGCGCCATGACGCGGCGGGAGTGCAGGAAGTGAACGGCCTTGGAGCGGCGATGGTTGATCTCGTCCTGCGGCCCGCGCATGTCGTGGACAACGCCATAACGGCAATTCTCGCGGTCCACATAGGCGCTGAACGCCTCGATTGGGCAGACGGTCTTGCCCTTCTCGTCGCGGTAGTAGCTTGGCCCGTCCATCACCAGCGTGGAGCCGACAACCACCGCGTAATTGTGTTCCGCGCCCTGCTTGTAATAAAGCTGGCAGACCTGGACCCTGCGGCGCTTGCGGTCGATCCACGTTCCGCTTGACGGCTTGTCGTCAACGCTCTGGTCAGCAACGAACGCCTTTTCGGAGCCCGTGATGCCCGCCTCGATCTCCTTGCCCTTGTCGGGGTACAGCGCAATCGCGTCGTCAGCGTCCATCCACTTCAGCACGCCAAGGTAGCGCGCATCGCTGAAATCGTGACGGCTGCTTCTCGGATCAAAGATGAACTCGTCCCACGGAATGAGGTTGACGCGAATGTCTTCCGGCCCGTCCATGATGACTTCGGCCGCACCAGCGCCCTCGATCATCCCGCACTCGAAGGCGCCTGAGAATATGTTGTTCAGCCGCGTCTGGTCGGACACGAACCGCAGCGCCTGCGTTACGATGTCGGCGCTCTGCTCGTCTCGAGGCGTGCGCGGATAGGCTTTCGGGTCGGTGCGCCTGTTGCGCTCCACGCCCAAAATGCTGTCCACTTTCCTCTTGATCCGATTGAAGACGATAGGCGGCTGGCCGCGCTGCTTGAGGGTCGCAATCTCCTCACGGGTCCATTGCTTGCCGTCATAGTAATCACGCGCAAGGCTGGCGCGGTCGCGCGCTTCTTCCATCGTGTCCAGATACTCGCGCACCATCTTCCGGATGCGCTCGGCGCCGTCCTCGCCCGCTTCGGGCTTAGGCGACATGCTTACAATACTCGCCAATTGTCCGCCTTTGGTGGGGGCCTGTAGTCGCGGGGGCGTCCCGGTCCTGCGTCTGGTCGCGGAGCAATCCAAGGCCGCGACATGCAGGCGTAACGCCATTCATCCGCAGCGTGGTCTTCTGCGTCCGTGTTCACGTCTTCCGGCCTGGTCGTGTCGTGAGGCAGCGCCGGGATCGTCCGAATTGAGTCCTTGCAGGTCGAGAACGTGTAGATCATCGGCCGGCCGCCATGCCCGACCATGCGTTGCCGCATCTCGTCCCAGCCGCCCATCATGCCATTGCGGCCAACGCGCTTGTTATCGGCAGACTTGAACGCCACGCCGTTGCGTCTCAGCACTTCGGCGCGGCTCGGGCCGCCATCCTCGGCAAAGATGGCCGGGTCAGCGACACAGCCGACGTATCGCTTGCCCTTGGATCGCTCCAAGATGCCTGCGGCCACCTGCTCAATGGTGAGCTTCAGGCCCTTGTTCGGTCCCTTGGCCCCATACCATTCGTTGAACCTGACCAGCGCACCGCGCGGGATGACGCCCTCGGGCCGGTGCAGGTCGTCGCTTGCGACAGCCCAGAAGCCGCAACTGAACGGGCTGGCGCTGCCCCAGTCGAATGACCGGAAGCAATGCCACTCGGCCGGCACCTCGAAAGGGCTGACAACGTGTTGCGGTCCCCAGCAATCGAAGAACGCGCCTTCAATGGCGTTCCAATCGCCATCCAGCCAGGCGCGAACCAACTCCTTGGAGCCGACCAGATACAAGCGGTTGACGTAGTCGGGGTCCTTGCTCAGCAGAGCCCGGTTCTGCGTCACCCGGCTTGGGATGTAGCAGCGTGTATGTTCCGCCCCGTTGGGCAGCTTGTCCCTGAAAATCCGCATTCCCTGCGGACACTCGTCGATGTGAAACCTTGGCCTGATCCATGAAGCGCCAGCGCCGCCCGGGTTGGCCGTCAGCAGCATCTGCACGTTAGCGCCCCTCAGAGCGCCCCACAGACGGTCGATGGGGTCGGGCGTCGGATAGTTGCCCGCTTCCTCAATCACCGCGTCGGTGAGGTTCTGGCCCTGATACTTGGCCGCGTCGTCTATGCTTTCGAGCGGGCGAAACCTGAGCCTGCCCCCATCTGGGAAGCTCCACTGGCTCTGCACCTTGTTGAACCGCGCGCCAAGCGGCCCATAAACGGCCTGGCTGCGTTCGATCAAGTCGTCCGCCTGCGGCATCTCCTGCCGGAAGATCACGCCGTTGTAATTGGCGCCCATGATCTTCTGGCGCAGGCCGATCCGGCCAACGATGCCGTCAGTCTTGCCTCCGCCGCGCGCCCCGCCGAACAGGATTTCGCGCGCAGGGCATTTAATGAGCGCGTGCTGTGGACCCGGCTGCGGTGCCCAGAGCGTTCGCGTCTCCAAACTCTCGCTCCCATTCCTCGGCCGGCAAGGGGTCTGCGGACAGGTTGTAATTTACGTTTTCAGCCTGCACGCGGCTCATATCGACAATGCGGCCCGTGAGCTTGGCGATGTCCATGAGCGCCTGGCGCGCGTTGGTTCTGTCGTCTGCGCCTATCGAGGCTTTCCAGACGTTCAGCAGCTCGGTTGCGATGAAGTCCGTTGTAATTTCGAACTTGGCCGCAATCGGTTCGCGCAACTTAACAATGCGGTCGGCAATAATAACATTGCTTAACAAGCGAGAGGCAGCGGCTTGAGCGACAGCGTCGTCCTTGCACTTGTAGCCGGCGGCTTTGTAAGCGTCGGTTTGGTTCATTCCCTCAACAATGGCGCGGCAGAAGCGCTCCTGTTGTTCGTTCAGGTCTGACACTTGTCGTCTCGTTCAGGCTCTGTGGGCATGTAATACTCAACTGATCCCGGAAGCGGCTTTACGAAGCTGGGAAAGTTCATGTTGCCCTGCTTCAGCCATTCGATCTCTTCGACCAGTTCGGCCCGGAGCATGGCGTCACGCTCGGCCCGTTCCGGCTCGGGATATTTGGCGCGGTCAATGTCCCATTGCTGGAGGTAGCCCTGCACGAGTTCCATCTGCGCGGCCGGCGTCCTGCCTCTGTCCATGTCGGCAAGAATGGAGAAGCCGCAATAAATGCGGTCTGCGATTTCGTCCCAGTGCTTCATCATGAGCGAT